GGCTCCCTCACTTTAAGAAAATGGTGGCTCTCCCACCAGTTTGCTTGGTTCTCTGCCACCCAGAGAAACCATGGTGGGTTTGGATCGTCATAGTAAAGACTCAGATCCGTGGTACTCATGTACCAAAAAAAAAGTACGGTGCTTTAGAGTGCACCAACTCATGTTGCTGAAGCTGGGTTGAGATCATAAAAACCCGTAGGGTTAAAGAAAAGACATGGAAATCCCACGAATTCAATAACATTCAAACTAGTTCCAGCACTAGTAAACACTGCCAAAGGCAACCCAGTCGTAGTGACCTCGGTTGTACTAGCAGTGGGTAAATCAAAGGCTGAGACACTAGTAATCTCAACCATATCAGGCGCTCCAAACATGCCTGTATTATTAGAATACTGATGATCGGTCGTAACCTCATATTTATTAAAGTCGTACAAATTGGTGAAATTAAACGACTGAGGTACATAATCATTTGCCTCGATCATCAATGGATCGTCCTTAATGGCAACAGTACCGCCCTCTATCAACCTAGGCATGGCTTGTGATGCCGCATACCCCATAGGCGTATGATACGTATTACCACCTATGTCCCACTCCTGGGGATTCGTCGTAGCGATATTACCTCTAACTCCAACATCCCAATCTGTAAAAGACCTAGATAATCCTAGCATAGAACAGGATCTCCACTTATCAACAAGCGGAACAACGCGATACTTAATAGAGCCTTTCCACCCCACAAAACTAGATAAAATTGCGTCCATGTAAAAATTCCCATTAAAATTATAGGGGATCGCACCCAAAGAAGAATCTGCATACTCTAGTTGCGGGTTCCTAGAACCTGAAAGCCAGCCATGGGGTGCTGGTCTACGGCGCATCATCCACTTAGAAAGCCTCTGGTACTTAGTTCCACTTCCTCTATTCTGTCCAGACGTGAGAAGCGTCGTAAAAGTAGCTCGGTGTAAGAGCTCCCTCAGAGATCTAACCGACTCACCCATGGTAACCATAGCTATAGGAGCTTCCTCCTCCATCACCTTCACCGACTTCTCCGGTTCAACGGTCAGAGATTGACAAAAGCAATAAGGAATAATACTCAGCGAAGGCATCTCCGCCCTCGGATCGCGTGGAGCCGCAAACTCAATATCGTCAGACGATTTAAAAACAACAATCGTTATACCTGTAGAAGAAGGAGCTCTTATAGGAGCAACAACGGTAAAAACGAGCTGCCCATTAAAAACTGCAGATCTAGTGTCCGCAAGTGCACCTGTAGACTGCCTTGTAGAAAAATCCTCAAGTGTATGACACGGCAACCAATGAGACGCCGCTGCATAAGGAATAACGATCTCAGCTTCCCGAGTCTTGTCAAGATCTATCACAACAGACGGACACGTGACGTGACCCTGAGAAGCTTTATTATGCCCTGCTACAATATTATCCCAATGCACCCTGATCACTCCTCTATGCATAGCTGACGCGACCACGTGTATCTTGTACTTTATTGACCCTCTCCAAAAACTGAAAAATTGCATTATGCCAGTCATTGGAGTCGGCTTTATCATAGAACACGTATTAGTTCCACTGATGGTTGTGTTAATCGCAGACGCCAAAGTTCCCTCATACGACTGGGGGACTACATTAAGTCTAGCAACATGAACTCCGGCGGCCGTCGCAGTTGATATGGCGAACTCAGTGTCATAAACCGGTCTGCTAGTGAGAGCATTTATCACCAGCTCGTCCCTCTCGGCTCCGTGCTTCTTAGGATCCAGCAGCATCGGAATCTTCTCTACCACACCTGTCGAATCCATAGGGACTGACCTCTCCGTAGAGGACCACCCTAGTGTATGATTACGAGATGAAGCTGCTACAGTACCAGTGTTATTGCCATTAGAACACCCATAGTACTTCGCGACAGACTCTCCTGCTTTCATAACATCCTCAACGGGTTTAGAAGCTCTACCCATAAACCACCTATTAGCTCTAACCAGGTCCCCAAGAGCGGCGAAGGTAGAAGAAACAGACTGAGTCCAAGCAGTCAAACCCATGAACTCCACTCCATTGATCTTGGTCGTAACAGCAACAGTAGGGGGATCTGTAGAAGGTGTTGCCGAACAGTCAGACACAGGAACAATAGGTTTAAGTGCCAAAACTCCAAACTCCGAGACGGCGTCAGTCAAACTACCATAAGTACCATTGTTCTGATGAGTAGATATCCACGGCTCTGGCCAAATAAAAGGAACCTTTAATGTTACAGAGGTTCCATTTGAAATGGGAATAAGCACATGCCTTCTACTGGTCAAATCCACATCTACATCTGCTGATCGAGGCGCGAAACCAGTACAATTAGCTGATGTCAACGCGTCCCAACCAAACACATTGGGATGCCCATAACCATCTAAAGCAGTAATCCTATCTTGCATCGGGTACCAAGACGCTGCAATCAACCCTGCAGCAAATGGAGAGCTAGATACAGTAAACGTCATTTCTAGCTCCTGAAATCTAATCCTAGATAAACCAGCCAAACGTAAAGTCATAGGTGATGAAATTAAAATTGCCAAAGGGTTTACATATGTTCCTGTACTAGAACCAATAGAAAAGCTAACTGAATTACTAAACCACGGGCGTTCGAAAAACTCCTCAACGCCATGCGTCCTTAGCGCAATCTTATCAGCTGTTTCCTGATCCTGTGCAGTTGATGACTCATTCTTGAGACCATCTAAAAATTGATCTTGATTTTTATTATATTCATTAAGGTCCATTTAACACCGTGCCAGCGAGCCTTATCGCTAAGCACTGAATATGAGTGTGGCCGCACATTGCCAAAGTCCTACTAATGGACTGGGGGGCTGCCCCGTGCTCCACTTAAATCCTCTCACTCCTCACACTCATAGAAGTTAAGTAACTATTTAAGATACGAAAGGAAGCTAACTAATTAGCTATTTCGCGATTCATCGCCAATTTATACCCACCGGCGCAAACTTGTTGAGGTGGTGCGATACGATAAGATGTAGGAGCTCGCAATCCTACAAATATGAAAGAGGGCTAAAAGCCCTCTTAAAAGGCCAAAGACCCATTGCCAACAGCAGCCCCAAGCTGCTCATTGACAAACTCCAACAACCCTCTAGGCATTTGCGGGTTATTTGCCACCAATTTCACCATCCTGAGCTCCGCCGGCAACAAGGCAAACACCAGCCGCTGCCCCGCAACATCCTTGATAGTATAAACATTACGCAACGAAATGAATTGCTTCCTCTTGTGGCTGAGCGCCACGAAAAGCGAAATATGCCTCTTCCCCGACACATTTACTCCTATCTTATAAGGACATGATTGCACTCCCGTTATCTCATCTAGATGAAACTCATCACTAAAGTCGTCTAAAATCTGCGACGCTTTGTCAAAACGATCCAAAAACTCAGCAAATGTCGGCAAAGGAACAGCAGCTAGTCGGCGAGTAACCTCTTGGAACAACTCACGATGCTCCTCGTCAAGACACATAGCATTGTTATGTATGCCACTCAACACCGCGTCGGGGGTAGTGAAAACGGAGTGAACACCAATCTGTGTGCTTCGAAACACGCTCTCCAGATCTAGGGCGGCAAAAATTCTGCCTCCAGGACCATCACGAAACCACCGTTTGAGAAATGTTACATCACGAATGTTATCTAAACCCTCGGTCACAGCTCTCTTATCACATGTAGTGTACGTGACTCCAATCTTTGCAAGCTCAGAACTTACAACCGTGTACCCAAACGAGACATCGGGGCTAATACCCATGATGTTATCATCTCCATAAGTAGTGAGCTCGACAGACTCGAAAAAATCGGCCTCTGGATTCTCTCCAACAAACACGTAGCACAGATACAAAACATTGACCACGCAATTCAATATCGTCGTTAAAGCGTGACCGGAAGGATTAGATCCAATAACCTGAATTAAATCACCATCTATCTCAATAAGTGGATGAATCATCTCCCGAGCTAAATTTTGCGCTATCAAAAATTCCTCATCAGAATAATAAGGCTTTATGAGCTCCAAGATAATTTCCCACGCTAATGAAATAAAATGAACGTTCATGGTTGAATCAAAATTCGAATAATCGCCGGCCATGATTCTAGACTCCCCATGTTTACACAATCGGGTAAAGAGTTTCCCCCATGCAACGCTTTCTGCATTCATGCCAACCGACGTACAAAATTTCTCATTGTGCATCATAAACAATCTCACGATACTCATGAAATATTTCCGCAATAAGAAATTCTGAGAGGCATTGCCACAGAAGAACAAACGAGGCCCTTTCTTCCTCAAGGACTCCAACTTCTTTGGTTCATCTTTGCGCGCTGCAGAGAAGATAAGACCCGTCCGCTTACCTACTTTCAAGTTTTCGACTGCCGCCTCAACTTCAGCTTTGAGAACAGGCCCAAATGACCACTTCTCCGAATCTGAATCAAACTCCATCAAATTGGACTTGGGCATAGCATGGGGGAATCCAGCGCTTGTCGACAACTTCATCCGCTCTACAAAAGAACCAGAACAACCATTAATGGCATCTTCATCAGTCAAAACATGAACAAGCTGCTCAAGTTGTGGCATCCCTGCAATGCTAAATCTCTTCATCACCATGGTTTTAACTGCCGACAATCTCTGAAAGTCAACTGTTGCTCTAGCCTCTGAAACACCTTTCAAAAAATTTACAACAGGCTTCCAGTGCCAATGCATAGCTTTCTCAGAGATAGGCGACACATAGCTAAAAGGAATCGACAACTTCTCCTGGATATGCCGAAAGGCATCTGCACAAAAACGACCACAAACTTTGCTCGAAGCTGTCTTAATAGCATAGGCCCGACCAGTTGCTCTGTAAACCAAGCGCCCAAAGTAGTTAACGTTCATAAAACCGTCCGGAAAATTGTCAACTATAGAGGGCTGGCTAGCAGACGATTCAGAGAAAGGTGACTTTCTACTAGGCTCCTCAATCTCCAAAGACTGGGCATACGCTGGTAGTATGGCCATCTCCGAAACTACCGTAGATATCTTAGACAAGTCATGCTGCGTTACTATTGCTCCGCACCCGAAATGTTCTATCCCATCCGCGTTCACATACGCACTGTGTAAACCTGCAATTATACTGCCTCCACTTTTCAATGAAATCCACAAAGGACGTCCTGAATCCCCCTTTACAGGGGGCGAACCGGTCACAGTATATTTCAAGCTAGCTACAGGCGTGCTACCTAAAGCCTGCGTACAAGCCTCACCCTTTACCTTATCACACTTGATAGCAAAAGATGGATCTCGGGATAAAATGACACAATCATTAATATTCCCATTGAGAACTACTCTCGGGTCCTTAGGAAATAAATCGACTATAGAGACACAAGAGCCAAGCCCGGGAGAAACTAGGGCTACACAATCCTTGTTGGGTATATCAACAATTTTACAAGAAACATCTCGCACCAACTCTTTCTCTCGCCTTGAATTTGAGAAAACAGAATACATGGAAACAGTAACCTGCGTTGGTAAAGTCATATTTGACTCGACAACCGCATGCCTATTGACCAAAATAACTCCAGGCTTTAACCTCAAGCAATGGGCTGTCTGTGTTTGGCCAAATTCCCCGTGACTGGAAATTGTACATAGCGCTACGGCAGAAGAGCTAAGACTACATCTTTTCTCTTCAGCCGACTGGCCTGCAGCACACTTGCTAGCCTCAGATATGCCCGAAACCTCAGGGATTACCCACGGATTGTCTAAAGTAGCTCCTTTGCCAGTCACCAACGGCTCTAAAGGGCGAGCTTGAACTTCATTAATCTTAATGGACCCACCACTTGTTGTTGCTATCCGAAGGGTAACCATCAACGCCGCAATAAAAGCAGTCACAATAAGAGTATTCTTATGAGCGACAACCAGGCGTGGGACACGAAATCCGGGAACGATAGACCAAGGATTAGCAACGATAGAATCAACTTGCTGCAAACGCTGACTAACATTAGTAGCTGTTTGATCTACGTTAGCAATAACTGACACAACATAAAAGTAGGCTCCCATAACATATCTGCATAAGCCACACAGCTTGTCATAAATGAAAACGAACAGCTTCGCAAATAAGAAGGGCAGGGCAACCAAAAAACCAATTTCAAACAAGCGCTGGCATAAACCACTCTCAACTATGTTCTCAACAGATAGTGAGTGTGCGTACTTAAGATCAATCTTCTTAACCCTACGAGTTCTCCCCTTGACCCTTCTCAGACGAGGAGCATTCTCCTCCTGAATCTCTGGCTCGGGTTCGTCAGCACCGAATATATCCGGATCCAGCTCATCTGGTTCATCTTCAAGACTCTCCGATTCAGGGTCACTCGGCTGACTTGGAGGTTTGCCACACGAACAAAGACATGAAGGCATAAAACACTCAGCACAACACATCGACTTGATAATAGAATCTCGGTTATTAATATACTGATCTTGCTCACTCTCATGGATACGCATTTTATTCACAACAAAAGGAAGTAACTCCTTCAAGCTAGAAAAGCGGGAAACGACTTTCCAGTCAACCCCATCTTTCTCCTTATTGGGCTTAACAATTACCTCTTCCACAATGAAATCCCACGCATCCACCCAAGCGGTCGGTTGTTCACCAACCACTATGTCGGGCTTCTTAAATCTACCCGCATGGTTCTTGTAACGATCCTTCAAAACGGGCGTGATAACCCAGGGAAAACGCCTCAAGACTGCAGCGGGATTAGAAAATTGCGCAAAAACATTAAGGTCTTTAGTATTGGTGGTCCCAATGACGATACGAGCTAAACAAGGCTGCTGGCCCTTATTATCCAAGGAGGCCTGATCTGGCATAAAAGGCATATTATTAACAACTCGAATAAGGGCTGGTGCCATTGCATCCTCAATCTTAGACTCAGGCTTAACAGTCGCCATATCATCCATAACAATAGTATGACATGATGAACGATAACCATCCCAATATTTCGCTGTAGGGGACATATTGTAAACGTAAGCCTCATCGGGAGACAACTTGGCATAGTTACACAATACTTTACGCAACATAGTGGTGACCATAGATTTGCCTATACCAGAAGATCCAAAGACTAAAACACTAAAAGGACAACGCCTTTCGGCTTGACTAGTCCTCTTGCGAATAACTTCCTGCCTAATAGCCCCCAACTTCTTAGCTAAATCTCCAAGACGTGTCTTAAGAGACTTGTCCAAACATGGTTGGCTAAACTGACCGGCCAAACGAATCAAAAGGAGCTCCGTGCCTCTATCCAGCTCATAAATGTTCGTCTCTAGTCTCTGTTCAGGTACAAAACGGCGAAATTGTGCTGGAACCAAAAATGTGTCCAACATATCTATATTATCCGTAGCAAGCCGAAAATACTCTATATGAGTCTCTACATCACGAAGCTCATCTAAAGTTAATACCGACCATCCTTTCTCGTAAATTTCTTTCCCCGCAGTAAACAACCAGGATAAAGTCTCGGTAACACTTACAAGGAGGTTAGGGGAGTTGCCAACACCACTCTTGGCCATAGAAGACAGCAGATCCACAAACCCTTGGAGACTGTATTCCGCGTTCTGGCTCAAGGAATGCACAGCTACGATTGCACCAATTAAGAAACTAACTCGTTGGACAGACTGCGATTTAAGAATACTACTCAGCTTATCAAACTTCTTAGAAACAGCTTCAAAAACCGAGCCCAAGCTCTGTGTGTGCTCCGATCTAATAATATCTGGTGCATCAGGGTGGTAAAGAAAAGAGCTTGTATCAACCAAATAACCAAGAATTAGCATATCCAGCAACTTCCGAATATCTGAATTACTGTCAGCAAAACGCTTACTATAGACCGTCCAAGCAGCATACTTAGTATTATAGTCGGACGTGCCTAGAAACATTATATAAAATATCGCTGCCATGTCTTCTAGTTCACCAAGAGCCGCAGCTCCATGAGTATTCTGATCTAATAAATTAGTTCCATTAAACATTTTGTGCACCAAATTAACATAATCCAATATCACTGACGCAGACTGAGTGCTATTCAATGGAACTTGACAGGAAAAGGGACCATAAGAGTAGGTTATACTTTCAAGCGTGACCATACTAGGTGATCCTAATTCCTTGGCCAAATTCTGACAAAAACCTTCTCTTGAAAAGAACGGAATAAACAAGGACATATACAATATGGCTAAACGATCTTTCTCCATCCATGAATTACCTGAAGAAGACCACTCAACCTTAGTCCATGCAAAATCTATGGTTTTGTATTTCCAAACCATATTGCTCGGATCACCAACATCTGAATCATTATAAACGATTCTCAAAGGTGAAACATCTCTTTCTCTAGAAAGAAAAAACTTAGGGGCTGACACGGCAGCTGAAGAAACAATCAAACATAACAGGAGCAGAGCCGACATGCTGGTAATAACCCGCGGATTGCTCAAAACACGGCGCCGGTGGCGCGAAAGTTCCGAAAACATTGGAACTTCTGGGGGGGGTATGAGTTTAACGTCTATCATGACGACGCCTGTGGACGACGGAGTTTCCACAGTAACTTATCTTGTTTATCGAGAGTGGTATACTCTCTACCCGACTACGCTCGGAAACGTTGGCTATATGGCGCCACCCAAATGCGGTACCTTACTACAAAAAGTGTCATCCGGAGCTCAAAGGCCATGCCGTTGTAGGGTACAGTGAAATCTAAATCTTGCCAAACTCTGCTTGCAATACTAAAGCTTTCGTCTAACATAGCATTGTCGAGGGCCGCAGCCCACATTATTTGTTGGAACATCGATAACACTGCTCTATGCTCACTAAGTGTAACAAGGAACATTATATAAAGGATAAAACGAACATAGTTCAGGTAACTCTACAAAAATAAGGAAATATCAGCAATCGTAGAGTTAACAGCTAAGAAATGCCAAAAACCTAGCTGGGGTGAAATAAAATTGCTCTGACACAATAAAATAGCACCACTAAAAGAATAAGATAGCAAAAGCTAAATGACAGGGTATAAGACCCATGGCCCCCTAATGTTGTTCACGCAACAAAAGGGTACATCGTACAAGACGGAACCTAAAGAAATAGGACAGTAAAAACTGAACGACAGGCAAAAGCCACAAATACCTAAAAAGGCCTTCACTTCCAAAAGGAAGCGGAATAAAATTCATAAAATGAACTCTAGGTAAGAAGAGAGCATACCGATAAGATCGCAAAAGAGCTCGAACATAAAGGGGTTACCGGCCCCAATAGTAAAACAATTGCGATCTGGGTCTCCGAAGAGACTGGCCAAAAGGCCAATGTGGATATTAACGTAATCCACGATGTTAACGCCTCTATTATTAATTATTATATG